CTCCGGCGTCCACGGCAGGTCCTCATTGCGAACCAGGAAATCCACCGACTCCGCACTGACCGCACCCGTGTAGTCGTCATTGAGTTCATACTCCGTCCGACCCAGTGTGGCGTATATGGCGACTTGCTGTGCACCACCCTTGCGAGTGCAAATCACCTGTTGCGAAGCGTGCTGATGCTGTGTCTCGTGGAGCCAATCCGAGCCAGTTTTCAACAAGTCAGCCATATGTACGCCACCTCAAGAAACATTACGCGGATGTCGTCCAGATTCCCCGCTTCGCCACAACACGCCACGCTGTGGCGGCCACGTTACACACCAGATGCAGGAAATCACCCTGTATCGCGGTGGCTTTCGTGTTGAGCGCCGTCTTGGTTGCCGCGATGGTCAGGTTCGCCCCACGAATGATCTCGTTACCGTTGAGATCGACAGTTACCAGAGCACCGGCGTCGACTACGCGGTTGACGACGATCACCTCCATACCGGCCACACCGATCGGGAGCGTTACCGTCTTGGCGTCAGCGGTGATTTCGATCACGCCACCGCTGTGCGTCGCCTCGACAAAGGTGATATCGACCGCCGACTTGAAGAACGTCCGTCCGATCCACGCAGGCTGCGTCGGGTTGGCGACGTTCAGCGCGTACTCGACAGTCGCGTCATTGGCCGACGGCGCCTTGGTCACAGTGCCGACCCAAAAATCACCATCGGCACCGAGATTGGTCAGTGCCCCATCTGCCGAGCCGCCGTAGGGGGTGCCGTTGGCGTCCCACCAGAGATTGTCGCCAACGTTGCATGCGTTGCCGACATACGGGCCACTGAACAAACCACTCACCGCCACGCTGCCGAGAGCGGACGCAGCGATGGGTTGGCTGGGGATTGCAGCATTTTTGCCGTCCAACTGGATGAGTTGACCACCAGTCAATGCAGAGGCGGGCGTGTGATCGACACGCTCGCCCGCACTGATGAAGTTATGAAGGTTTGCCATAATGTAATTCTCCTATTCTTGGTTGTTTGGTTGTTTGGTTGTTTGATTGATTACGAACCGGCGCTCTTGACACCCGCTCGCCACTCTGCAGCAGCAACACCGAAGTCCCAGAAAATTCTCCATGCGACACCCAGACTGTCCACGTCCTGATCGAGGCCGAAGTATTCGACCGTCGGCGACTCAACACCGTTCAGGTATGCAATTTCGTAACACGGAAGAATGTTGGGGTCGGCAAACAGGTAAGAATATGTGTTGGCTGCTCCACCGCCGGCAGCCGTCTTCTCCAACCACGGCGAGACCAACGGCGCGCCGCCGAACTTGCCGGCGTAAATGTTGGTGGCCGCAGCTCGTCTGGCGGAATTACCAACACCCGTCGCGATCATCGCCGGGTATTGTCCGAGCAAAATGCCGAATGCGGACTCGTACAACGGGCCACAAAGGACAATGCTCGGTTCCACGTTGATCGGCTCGCCGTCGGGGCCTTCGAGCAGACGAAACGCCTTAATCATCTGTGCCATGTCCGCAACAGTGCCTACCGTTTCACCGGATACATAGTTACCACGTGCTGTCGTGAAATGCGAAGCACCCGCGCCGCTGTCGTTGATAAGCGCAAACAATGCCTTCTCGCGAGCATTGTAGCCCTTGCGTACCAGATTCTCGGCTTTGCTGGTGAAGGTGCCAAGGTCGTCATTGATGATATCCGTTCGACTCAGCCGCAATACCGCCCCACGAGTGCCAACCTGACGGGTGTATGTCTCCTCACTCAGGTTCAGACTCTTCAATTCGCCGGTCGGGCCAACGCTTTCGAGCGTACCGCTGGCAGCCAGACTGCACACGGTGTGCGCGTGGAAATTGCTATGGTTGGCCTTACCGGCAATCTTGGGCGCAATCCACCGCGGTTCGTTTGCAACCTTGGCCGCGGCTTTATTGGCCACATTGCCGAGAATGTTCGGCAGATTCACCGTGCTGTAACCGGCAGCGGTGATCTTACCGGCCGCATAGGCCCACACCTCTCGCCAATTGCCGACCGTCACACGATTACGACCGCTGTAGCCATTCAACTGTGCAGCTGCGAGGATGATTTCCTGGAGGCCCATGTCCCGGCCAAACCGACGATGGGCAGCCTCGACCGCCTGCTCGCCAACTTCCTTGACCGCGATATCTTCGCCGATCCCGCCAGAAATCATAGAGGCGGCCGACAATACAGCGGGACTGGTTTCTGCGACAATACCATTGCGATCCGAGCCGATACGCGGGCCCCACGTTGCTCGAATCAATTTGATTTCAAAATCCTTCGCACTGTCGCCGGCGTTTTGGCACTCCACCATCAAGTCACGAATGCGCTCGCACGCTTTCACGTCATGTTGGTGTTGGTGGATAGCCGCCATCGCCATGTCTTCCAGTGCGGATCGTCGCCGAGCCTCAAAGATTTCGGCGTCGATTCTGGCCGACAAACTGCCTTCAGCCTTGACATCCGGCGTCTGATCCTGCGGCGGATTAGTGGTTTGCTGTTGCTCTTCGTGGTTCATGTCTGTGTTCTCCTGGTTTGCCGCCACACTAGCGGACGTTTTGTTATCTGCCCCGAGATCGACAAAACTGATCTCGCCAAGCGTTGATTTTCGAACGACGTTTACCGGACCGTTGAAAGTTTTGCCGTTCACGATAATTGCCTGTGACTGCTTGATGAACTCATGTTCGTCGACGTTGGCCCCGATGCTCGCCTGCCACGGGAAACCATTTTTGCTCGACGTGATGACCTCTTGTGCAACCTCTGTGCCACGCGAGATCACGCCGGTGGCGAGGAGTTGACCATCAGCAATCTGAATGCTGTCTGTATGGCCAACACCGGCTGCTGCGTCATGACCCATGCGAATCGGTAGCGACTGGTGGGGGATACTCATGCCGGCCAGGTCCACCACTACCGGGTAGCGCCAACCCGCCAATTGCATCGGGCCGCCAGTATAGGCGGTCATCGAGAAACGAGGCAAGGCAGGCTTTCCGTCGCTGTTCGTGTCGGCAGCAGCCTGCACCTGTAAACCAGCAGTTAAGTTCACTGATTGTGGATGTTCATTTGACATTATTTTTATCCTCTTTCATGTTTTCGGCCTTCGTATCTGGCCCTAGCAATTTATCAGCCAACCGGCGGCGGTATTCATCCAACGTCAACCCCAAGCACTCTGCCTGCTGTCGCTGCTGGTCTTCCCAATCGTAGCCAGCCCGCGACTGCTCTGTAGCAATACTAGACTGGCCAGACTCAATTCGCTCACGCGATGCGTTGGCCGCCTTTAGTTCGTCCACATGCTCGATGCCAGGCCAATACCATTGCCGTGGTATCCGACCGATAGTTCGCATCGATTGTGGTAACATGCCCGTCACCCTCGCCGCGTCGCTCAACCACACATCAAAAATCCGATCTAAGCAGACCTGTACATAGTCCGTACGGTCAACATCAATCGCTCGCAAAAACGCCTGATAGTCAAGACGACCAGACGCAAAATTATGGTTACTCGCGTCGCCCGTAACAATCATCGCGGGGATCTGTAAGACTCGACCAATCTCAGCGAGATATTGATGCACTGTTGCGCCAAACTCGGCGGTTGGTTGCTCCGCTTTGAGTTGGAATGGCTCCCATCCCTCGGGTAGAAACACAGACTCATTACGACGAACCTCGATAGCTGGCAGGTTGCTCAATTCGGTGCCATCATCAGCCACCTGAGCGCCCTCGCCAGGCGGCGCGTCGGTCTTAAAGTACAGCGTCGCTTCTGCTGCACGTTCCGCAGCAGACAACACCGCTTGCATATAACGGCGTAACTGCGCGAACGTCTCCAGCGCCGCCGCCAATTCAGGGATGCCGCGATGCTGGCCAGGGCGGTCAGCGCGAAATAAATGGATTACCTGATCTGCCGGCATCGAATCCGCCGAATTAAGGGCCGCGTAACGGTTGTCGCCAGGGTGAGACTCGAGGACAAAATATCTAACCACGTTACCAAAATCGTCGATGTGTACGCCGTCGATAACGTGGCGGTCATGTAACATCGACCACGGCGTCGCTACCTGGTCGGCCTCAATCATATTGATATCAATGGCGGGCAGGCCCATTGCACTCAGTCGCGGATTCATAATAATCTGCAGAAACACGTCGCCGCTGATAACTTGGCTAATTCGGGCCGTGCGAAGTTTTTGGGCAAGCCTCACCTCCTGTGCCCAACGGACAAACAGCCGCTCTACGTCACGATTCGCTTCAACATCGTCTGTCAGTACCTGCAATCGTGGCCCCTGGCCGATAACGTAATTCGCCATTGTATGCGCGATGCCTCGCGCGTAGGGGTTGTTTTCAAACTCATAGCGACTGCGCGACCGTAATATCGTACGCACCGATGCACTGCCGGCTGCGTCGGCTGATAATTGGTCGGCGTTGGCCCAGTGACGCCGATTCTGGTCGTGTGTCTTGGCGGCATCGTAGCTCGCGCGCAATACTCGCGGGCGGGTTTGCCTACGGCCAAAAATGGATGACAGGATACCCATCAGTCGGTAGTCCCCCTCGCAATAGTGCGAACACGCAGCAGCTTATTGAATGGGTTACCGCTACTAAGCGCGCCCGCCTTGCGCGCGTACTTGTCCGCCTCGATCTGGTCAAGCAGGCTATGTTGCGTCACAGTCTGCCCGTCCGATGTCGCCGATTTCGGGGCGGCGGCATTTTCCGCAATCTGTTCTGGTGTAATTTCTGCCATAATTGCAATATACACCACAAACCAGATGTACGTCCAACAACTCACCCATTTTGCGACTGTTGAGGTGAACTTTTCTCAGGGGGTAGTGAAACACCCACATGTTCAGTAGTTGTAATCGGCCGACCGCAATGGCGACAGCGACGATATCTGCGAACCACCCCATCTGCAATACGATATGTGCTGACTACAGGGATATGCCTACAGCCGCACTGCGGACAAACCAGGCCAGCCTGTTTGGTGCGAGTATATTTCATACAGATAAACCTCTGTTACCGTTTATATCTTTTCCTTCTCGATTCAATAATCGAACTCGTCGCGCCCGCCAGCTTGCAGCCCAACATGGAGGCCGCCACCGCGTTGCCCACCAAACAGTCCAGCCAGTGGTTGTCAGGGACACCCGGTTTATTCTTCCACTCGTAGACCACCCGACCATGCCCTTCGGTCCGCACCCAGAACTCGGAATCCGCGATGTGCTGGGCAAACAGCTGATGCCGGCTGGACTGCTTGCCAAAGAGCGTCAGGCCACTGCGGTCCCCCACCGCCATACCAAGGCGTTCGTGCACAAAGCTCTTCCAGTAATTGGTATCGATGACAACGTGAGGGAACTCGCCCGTCCGACGAATGTTGGGCACGTACCAGTGGTGTCCATGCCGCTCGCCCGGTTTGCGACGATAGGAGCTGATGGGCTTGCTGGCCGCCCGAATACCCACGCCCTTCGACGCCATGATCGTGCCACCGCCCAGGCGATGTCTGACGTTTTCGACGACACCCGCCATGTAACCGGCGTCGATAAGACATCGGTCCACCCGCATGGCCGCCCCGCCGGCTCGCTTCCAATCACGCTGCAGGAGATCGCCGCACAACGCCTCCAATCCGGCCAGGATAGCACCCTCCTTGTTGGCCCCGGGCGACAATTGCTGCAGTGTGCGCTGGGCCTTGCGTTGGGTAAACGTCGCCCGCTTCTGGTCCGGGTAGGTACCGTAATCGATCACGTAGCCGGTGAAGTCTTCCTCCCACGCGCAGACTACGTAGAATAGCACGTTGTCATGCAAATCGACGAATGTGGTCAAATATTGGGCACGCAACGGCGCCTCGCGTCGCGGCCGCCCGTTGACGGCGTCCATCACCTGAGCCACAGTAAGCACGTCATCGTCTTCCTGTTCGGAAAGTGGGTCGTTCTGATACTCGGCAAAGAACGCCTCCTCGTTGCGGATGCGGAGGTTCATGGCGTTTTGCACGGCGGAGATTTCGTCCTCGTCAAATCGCTCGGGCCAAGCCATTTCCGCCCCGGCGTCCATCTCCTCCCGATGCTCCTCATAAAATGCCGTCGCCTCTTTGCCCTTGTTGCCTGCTCGCAGGCTCTCCTTGCGGATCTCGGCGTACTGTTCCCACAGCTTTTCATTCGTCGGAAAGGCATAGACCATCCGGGTGCACTCGCCTTGCCATTCCGGGTTCTTCTCCGTATCGAGAATCTGATCGGCTAGATCCTCGACGTAGATCTTGGTGCAGGTCAAGAGGCCCGAGATCTTCTTGCCCGGTCCGGCCATACCCAGCACGTCGCCGTTGAGGATGTCCATCCGCTGTTTCGTTTGAGCCGCCGACCGTGCCGATTCCCGCGTTTGCGGGTCATCGATCAGGACGAGGTCAGGCCGCACAATCTGTCCGGCAATCGTTGTGTGTATCTGCCCCCGAATGTTACTGTCGAGACTGTCCACGGTAATTACCGCACCACTGGCGGCGCTATTTGGTATCGTCGCCACGACGATCTTCTCGGCCCCCCACACAATGTGAGTCAACTCCCCCTCGAATCGCTGCCCTCGCTGTTTGTGGGCGCTATTGCCCAAACAGCGAATCGGGTAGACCACCTCGGGAAAATCGTCGAGCAGTAGTTGATTACCCATGAGAACGGCCTTGATGCTCTGGAAGATATTATGGGCCTGCCCCTTGTCCGAACCGATCAGGCAGACATAGCGCCGCCGTCCCGTCACAATAGCCCACACCGCCGCCGCCATGCCTCCCAGCGTGGACTTGCCCGACCCCCGTGGCATGGCGAAGGCAAACAGGCCGCCACGGCCCACCGTCTCCTCCACTTTGGCGATAACCTTGTAATGGTCATCCGACCACGGCAGATAAAACACGTCGGGGAAATAGGCCTCGCAAAACGAGCGAAAATCACCCGCCGCCTTGGCCCGCCGCGCCGGGTCCTTGACCGGCGGGATCGGCGCGATATCCTGGGCATGCCGATTCCGCGCGTTCTTGGCCGCCAGGTCCTGTTCCCGCGCCGCCTGCACCGATTGTCTGTTCTCACTGGTCATACCCATCTCCTACACACACTCCGCCATTCTTGCGGGTATCAGGATTCATTTTTCGCCCTCTGCCTTCTTTGTAAGAATGTAACCCGCCGCCTTTCCATTCACTTTGACGGGGCGGAGTTCGAAGTGTCCCTCACCACTTTTTGCTCGTGTCCAATAATGAAACAGTAGGCAAATATCCTCAGGGCTCCGCAGTGAGAGTTGGGATTCCGCCAACGGGTATTCGGAATCATTTTGCATCGCCTGTTTAAGGTGTCGGCCAAGCAACACCATCAGCAGGTCTGCCGGTGTCTCTGCGCCGCTACAATTACTTGGACCCATGTCTTCGAACAGGTCAGCCAATGCCATCGCCACGGCGGTATCGGGTATCAGCTTCCTTATAATCTCAGATTTGGTCAGGCCGGCATCCGCCGACAAAAAAACAATCCCTGCATGTTTTGCTTGCGGCAGTCTCACTGTTACTATCGTTTCGCCCGTTTGCTGTGTAGCCATTGAAAGCTCCTTCGTAAAAATAATTACAGAGCCCAGATTTGTGAGAGCGCCGTCAGCCGAATTTCAACGCCCCAGTCGGTCAACGCCTCTCGTCGTCGCAGGACGATCTTTCGCCCCGCCAAGCCTTCCTGTTGCCATACGCCACGATTTGGTAACGTTTCGAGGCGATACTCGTCGCCGCCACGAAGAGCAGCAACGAATCCCTCATAGGCGTTGAGTAGGTCGTCAGGTTCAAGCTCCCAGAGTTGGGACACGCCAAACGCTGCCACTCCCGCCGTCTCCATCCGCAGGCGAAGGCCAGCCGCCAGGAGTGGTTTCAATGCCTCGAACACGTTGTTGGCTCTGGTGCCGGCAACCTCATCGGCCACCACCGCCAGCCATTTGTCCGACGGCGGAATCAACGTCCGCACTACCTCTGTCTGTGTCAGGTCGGTCATTTCCGACAATCGCATCAGCCGCTCATTGTGCTTGGGTGAGAGGCGAAAACCTTTGATCTGGTCACTCTGTTTAGCCATGCTTGACTCCTTCTTGCCACGTTGGCATCATATCACACAAGTTAGGTAACTGCTTAACCCCTACATATTTTCATCATCGAACGAATGATTTACCATTACCGGCCGTTCCCGTTGTGGTCGTCTGCGTCAAAGTCCTGGGAAGTACCTATTTTCTCGCTATTTTCTGCGTTTTTGGGCCAAAAACGCGGTTTGTGTATAGCAATTCTGGACAACAAAAGGCGTCCAATGTTTGAAGATTGGACTCGAAGTCCAATCTTGCAACATTGGACTGTCCAATCTTCTTATTTTCAACATTGGACTTTTGATATAACTCTTTTGTTTGCATATACTTATGAAAGTCCAATGTTTGTTTTGCTAGTCCAATCTTGCCCAAGTCCAAAGTCCAATCTTGTTTTCCCCCCCTTAGGGGGGAAACAAAGATTGGACGGTGGGGGGAAATTAGGTAACTTCCAACATTTCGCCGTCGGATTTTTGGATGATATCGCCTCGCGATATCAATCTTTTCAGCGATTCCGAAAATGTCTGTTTGTTGATTCCCGCGCCGAGACACTCTTTGCGTAAAACCTTCTCGCTCACATAACCATCGTCTGCCCACCGCCTGGCGAGCCTCAGAATTCTCTCTTGTTGTGGTCCTAGCTTTTTCGGCTTGCGAGCCACCTTCTTGGCCTGATTCATGATGGCACTGTCATCCACCCCTTCCATACTCAGCGCCGCCGACGTGACGTGCTCGCCGTCCTCGTCGAACAGGTCGGGCAGATCGACCGTTACCAGCTCCATCGCGACCGGTGCGGGCAGCTCGGCGTCCTTGAGCTTGGTGGGTGTCAGGGTCATCTGCCTGCCGTCCTTCTC